CGAAGCGCTTCGCCTGAAGGTCGAAGAAGACCGACGTGTCCGCGTCGAAGATCGGCTCGATGCGGATGCGCTGCTTGTCGTTCTCCGGGTCGAGCTCGTCCTCGAGCGCCGCGCGAAGGCGCCATGCGCCGATGCCTCCGAGCACCGCCTCCTCGAAGGCGTTGTCGTACGCCTCGTCGGCGACCGACTCGTCCTCGTCGGCGCGGTAGAGGCTATCGCAGAGGTCGGCGAGCTTGTCGTTCTCGCCGTCCTTCGGAACGAAGTCGACCGTGATGCGGTTCGCGCGGTACTCGGAGACGATGCGCTTCACCGCGATCGCGACCTTGTTCACTTCAAGGCGCGGCTTGTTCTCGAACTGGCGTTGCAGCGGGCCTTCCCACTGCGCGCCGGCGATGGTCGCGAAGCGCCGGTCCTCGAGGCACTGCCGCCGCTCGTCTTGGAGCGCGCTCTGAATCTCGTCGAACTGCGTGAGCGCGTCCTCGTGAACTCGTGCGAGGCGCTCGGTCTTGCTTTCGGCCATGGCGGCGACGGTATCACCGACGCCAAGCGTGCGCCATGGGCGCGACGTTCACCGCTGCGACGGGCTTCTGAGCGGCGGTCCTGCGCGCGGACTCGCAGGCGTAGCGCAGGGCGTCGATGACGTGGTTATCGCGGTCTTCGAGCACCGGGAGGACGGCGCCCGTGAGCGGGTCGGCCTTGTACGAGTAGAGCGTGAGCTCGTCGATGAGGTGCACGCAGCGCGGGTGAACCACGATGTCGTGGCTACGCAGCCACTCGACGCCCTCTTCGAGACTGCGCGGGCCTTTCACCGCCGCCATGATCTTCGGGTAGCCGTTCTTTCGCATGTGGCTGATGGTCTCCGGCCTCGCCGAGTCGGCGACGATGGGCCAACGCTCGGAGCCGGGGACCGTCGCGAAGAGGTCCGGCGTGTCGGCGATCTCGCACCCGACCATGTACGCCTCGTGGTCGACGTAGAGCGTGCGCCCGACGATGTGGCAACGCACGAGCACCGTCGGGTCGACCGCGAAGCCCCAGTCGGCGCCGTAGCGGTGCACGGCGTCAGCAGGCGCCTCGAACTCCTCGACGCGCCAGTTCTTGAAGACACGCCGCTCGGAGTTGCGCAGGTACTCGCCTTCCCAGACGTGACGATACTTGTCGGGGTCGCGGCGCTTGTCGTACTCGAGCTCCGCGCGCAAGACCTCTGGGAACCAGGGATTGTCCGTGTAGTTCACACGGACGACCTTCGCGTCGGGCGGGATGCGGTCGGAGCGCAGGAGCGCGTCGATCGGGTCCGTCTCCGCGCGCGGGTTCCAGGTGAACCAGAGCTCACTGCCCGGTTTGCGGATCGTCGGGCGAAGGAGGTCGAGCGAGCGCTGCGAGAGCGACTGGGCCTCCTCGACCCACGCGCAGTCGTAGCCCTCGAGCGACTTGATCGAGTCCGCCGTGTGGTTCTGCATCCCTTGGAAAATGATGCGCCCGTCGCCCTTGCGGCTCTTGATCACCGCCTCCTGCACCTCGAAGTAGGCGCCGACGCCGAGCGCCTCGATCTTCGCTTCGATGAGGCGCTTCACCGACTGGCTCAGGCTCTTCTGGACTTCGCGCACGCAGACGGTCGACCGGTTCGGGTCGAGCACGTGCGCCTCGACGAGCGCCTCGGCGAAGGCGTGCGACTTGCCCGAGCCGCGGCCACCGTACGCGCCCTTATATCGCGCCGGAGCGAGGAGAGGCATGAACCACCGCGGCGTCTCGATGCGGAGCGTTTTAGAGGCATCCTGGCGCGAGGAACGGGCGCTCTTGCCGCTGGTCGCCTTACTCGCCGTCGCCACGCTTCACCTTGTCGACGATAACCCGCTCGATGCGTGCGAGTTCGATGGGCGCTCCGTCCGCGCCGGTGATCTCGTGACGCTCCGTCTCGCGCCAGCGCGCCTGCGTCTTCAGGAAGAAGATGGCCGAAGTCGTGTCGCCCGCGAGAGCCTTCTGCACGAGGCCCTGGGCGACTTTGCCGATCGCTTTGCTCTTTCCCCTTTTGTATGCACGGAGAATGTCAGGCTCGCGCTCGCAGATGGCCGTGAACGTGTCGTGCGACATGCCGAAATACGCGGCCATCTGCTCGGTCGAAAGGAACGCTGCGAGCGTCTCGACTTCAGCGCGCTGAGCGTCGGTAAGTTGCTTCGGTGGGCGTCCTGCTTTGCCGTTGGCCATCACGACACCCTAGCAGTTGAATCGTTGAGCGTCCGGGTCGGTGCTGCCCCGCCTACCGTCGAGGGGGACTCGACGGCCTCGCTGGAAACGGACGCGAGTGCAGTTGCATCTAGCGCCGTAGCCGCAGCGGCGTCAAGGGCCCCCTTCCGCTTCCCGCGATACATCGAAGCCCCGGCCTTTTCGATTGCTGAAAACGGGAGCACTGGAACCGTCAGGCGGTCGCGCGCCGATGGGTTCAGGAAATAGACGTAACGAAGCTGAAAACCAGGGAGCGCCTTAGCGCCGTTGGGGATCTTTGCGCCGCCTGTTTTTAAGATGTGTTCCGCCTTGGTTATCGTCACGCGAGCAACGCGGCTTCCGTCTGGCATTTCCAGAATTTGGTTATTTTGCTTGATGCCAGTAAGCAAAAACCCGCTCGCGCGGTAGATCGTTCCGTCGCCGCACTGAGTTCCATCGGCAAAGCTGATGATCCATTCGATATGCGGGTAAGCCTTGCGGATGATCCGCATCGCGATCGAGATTGCGCGAGACTCGCTGTTTCTTGGAAGCCGTTCACTAAATGCCATGCGGTTCAGTTCAAGAAACCCGTTCCATTCGGTGCCGCGCACAAGGCCGAGCGTCTTCCGCTTGTCCATGCTTGGCCCAAATTGCATGACGCCTTCAAGCCTTCCGCCAAGGAAAACGCCTAGGTGGAGCTGACTGTTCGGCACGACTTTGCCGCTGTAGTGAACGCGCTGCACGAGTGCGTTTGCATCCGCTGCCTTAATCGGTGCAACGCGAAGATCCTTTGCCGTTGCTTCACTCATGGCGGGTCAGGAATGTTTCGCACACGCGCGCGAGCGCGTTGCCGTTGCTGTTTTCGTTCGGGCCATCGAACGCGCCCATTTCTTTTGCGGCATCGATCGCCCGCTTCACTTGCTCCGCTTGCGCATCGTGCAGGGTGAACGTCATTTGCTGGAACGGTTGCCGGTCTCCACTTGCAAGTTCGGGCAGTCCGATTTCCGAAACGTCCGAAACGATTTTAGAAAGCTCGCCAAGGTCAAACCCCGTCAGCTCGAGATCAAACCCAAGCTCGCCAAGCTCGCCGAGTTCGAGAGCGAGAAGCTCGGAATCCCACTCGGCGAGCTCGGCCATGCGGTTGACCGAGATGCGGAACGCCTTCACCTGCGCGTCGGTGAGGTCGTCTGCGAGGACGACGGGAACCTCGGCGAGCCCGAGCTTGCGCGCAGCCTTCAACCGGAGGTGTCCGTCGACGACGAGGCCGTCGGACTTGGCGACGATGGGAACGCGGAAGCCGAACTCCTTGATGGCAGCGGCCACCCGGTCGACGGCGTGGTCGTTCTTGCGCGGGTTGCGCGCGTAGTCGATGAGCCGCTCGAGCGGCCAAGTCTCGGTCTTCATGTTTCTCCTGACGTCAGGGTCGGCGCGGTGGGCGCAGGGATTCGATACCACGCCCCCTTGGTCCGTCCAACGCGCTCGACGAGTCCACGCCGAACGGCTTCGGCAAGCGCCTTGTGCGTCGTCGACCTGCCCCACCCGAGCGCGGCTTGGACCACCGCCGTGGTCGCGCGAGAATGGCCCAAGGACGCCGTTTTGACGACGAGGGCAAGGCGAGCTAGGGCAGCGTCGTCAAAGCCTCCCTTGCGGCCTCTGGGGCGCAGCAATGGGGTCATGGCGTTCCGAGGGCGGCGAGCGCCCCGAGGCACACGCCGATCGACGTGAACACGAGGGCGACGGAGACGCCGTAGGCGATGGCCTGCCGGATGAGTCCGCGGCGCGGGGGCGGGAGCTTCACGCCACACCCCGCATCCGCAGGCAAGCGGCGAGGAGGTCGCGGAGCTCGGGGTCGGTGACGACGGCGAGGAGGCCGCGGATGTCGGCGAGGGTGGCGGCGTTGCCGCGGAGGCGGATCATCGTTGTTGTCCTTGGTAGGGGTGAAGCCCCGGCGGGGATGAGCCGCCGGGGGGTGGATGTTCAGGCTGCGATCAGTTTTTTTGCGATGCTGCGCCTGCGCTTGTTGCTTGGTGTGCAGAACCCAACGGCTTCCTGAACTTCCTTCAGGCTGACGTTGAACATCCCCCACGGTTCGCCGTTCCTGAACAGCTCGACTCGCGGAGTGCAGTACATCGGGAAACCAACGATTTCCGAGGTCCAAACAATCTTCTCGCCGTTGACGCTGGTGATGGTCGTGGTGTTGGTCTTGATGTTCATGGTTCGCTTCTTTCAGTTTCCGGCGGGTTCGCCGTTGGTATGAACGTACTATGCAACACGAACGCGAGACATGCAAGAGGAAAAACGACGTGGGTGCGTTTTTCTTTCTTCGTATCTCCGACGCGCTGCGCAACGTTTGTGCGTCAAACGGTCCCAACTCTCGCCTGCATCGTTGACCCTTTTGACCCTCCCCTTAGGGAGGGAGGGTCAGGGAGGGTCATGCACGACGCCTTTGCCCCCTGTTGACCCTAGGGTCACTCAGGGTCACTCAGGGTCAACAGGGTCAACGCTTCAGCTTCTCAACCATACCGGCAACCATCATGAGGTCGTCGGCAACGATCCACCCGTGCTCGTGCGCGGTGATGCACCCGGCGGCGATGAGCTTCGAGATGAGCCCGTCGTCTCGACTCGGGTTGAGCTGATTCCGCACCGTGCGCTCGGTGAAGTCGCAGTTCTCGACCATCCACGTCTTCATCGCGGAGCGGCTGACGTAGGGGCGGTCGCCCCGCATCTCCATCCCGCCGAAGGCCCAGGCGCGTTCGAACTTCTGCCGCGCTTCGTCGACCTTGCTCGGCTTCTTCCGCATCGGCGTTGCCTCACCTTCCGCCGCCGTCAGCACGGCGGACGTCACGGCGACCCCGTCCTCGTCGAACCAG